GCATTTTCTAATCGTCAATGATTGCTCCGTAGTCCCAATTCCAATCATTTGTTGGGTCCTCCATTCTTCTGAACTTCTCTTCCTGGCTAATGTCGAGAGGCTTCAAGTCTTTACACTTCTCGCTATGTCCATCCGGCCTGAATAAACCGCAAACCGGACATTGAAAAACTGCGGTGTAAGATTCACGCAGCTTCTTGGAATCGTCTTCTGCCTTCCGTACACTTGCCCAAAACGCCCGCCTAATTTTTTTTGTTTCATTTTTAAAGGCTTCAAATCTTTTTAAGCCTTCGTGCATATCTTCGATTGGTAAAATATAGGCGAAAGCGCCACCAAAGACGTTTCCAACAAGGCGCTGAATGGTGTGTGATGATTCGAGTTTTGGAATTTTGTTCTGCTCGGAAGAACAAGGCTTGGACGGTAGGATTTCCGGTCATGCTTCAACTCCATGTTTTTGAGTGGGGAACGCTGCTCAAGCTGCTAGGAAAGACCCCTCAAACCTATGACTAAAACAGCGTTTGATTTCCCCATTGGACTGTTCAATGAGCCATAGAAGCTCCTGCCGGTTCTCCCGAAACCGTCAACTCGTTCAATGAGTTGAAAAAACTATGGCTCAGTCAATAGCCTGATTCCTCAAGGCCAAATTCCTTTGATGGCCTTGTGTGCTGTCTTTTGTAATCTCTCAATCTCCACTTTGCGCTCTGCTTGCGTTGCTTGAATGGCAACGTCAGCGTTGATTTGCTTTGCGAGAATGTCTTGATTGAGTAAAACCTGATTTAGCAAATTACGAATACTGGCGAGTTCTTCGCGTAAATCTAGATCATTCATAACACTGCTTGAATTTTCTTCAACTCTGCTGAGTTGTAAAGAACTGGTGCATGAGGGTGGGCTTGCCAGCCTGCAGGTATTTTTCCTGCTTTTCTAAGGCGTCGAAGCTTATCAACAGAAACACCCATTTTTTTTGAAATATCGTTAAAAGTTATGTTGTTATTCATCTCCGCATCTATTAAACTGTTGAGCAGTTCTATCCTCATTAGTTTAACAGTTTAATTAAACTAACCAAACTGTTCAACACTTTTTTTTTAACATATGCAAAATCCTAAAGAAGTCTTTGAAATCACAAAGAAAAAATTTGGATTACGCTTTGATCGTGAATTAGCTGATTTACTCGGAAACACTGACAGTAAGAAATCTAAGAAACACCGTAAACCCAACATTTACCTAGCCTACAGCAAAAAAACAGGAGGTGACTGTTAATCATTGGGTCGCTGGTTCGAGTCCAGCTTGGGGAGCCACCTCCAGCCGAATCGCTCACACTTCCGTTAAGTGGCGATTCTGACTATCCGCCAGTGATTGCCTGTTTCAGCTTTTTTGCCTTCCGCACTTTTCGATAAATTCCCACTCCAGCCGCTGCCATTGGCAAACCTACTGCTGTCAATACTAACTCAACGCCACCGGATTCAACAGCAGAATTAAAATATTCAAAAAAGATTTCCATTTAATAACTCCAAATCGCTGGAGAAGATTCCTGCCGAATATCTAAATGAATAAATCGGCTGTTGAAATCACCTTTTTGACTGACTCCAATTCCATTGAATCCATGTTTCAAGGCAAGGCTGATTAAGTCCAAAGCATCCTCACCATATACTAAACAGTCCACCGCAACGCCTTGGGTATGACGTCCGCCTTTTCCTCCTGGCTTAGTGCGTTCTCTTGGATGTTCAATGCTTCTGAAAGCAGAAGAAAGCCTCATTGGTCTGTTGTAATCCATCCGCAACGCTTCCAGCTTTTCCATGAACCAATCTTGCATTTCGCATTCACCGGAAAAACTACACTGCAGTTCTTTTCGCTTGAAATGAGTGGAGTGGTCAACGGTTGCCATCAAGTCTCCTTCTCTGGGTAATCAATACACTCTTGAGAATACATTTCACCAAAAGCCTCTCTCTGTGGCAGAGGCATTAGTTGAAGGTCAACGTATCTATGGTTTTCGCGGTAATGGTCAATGACACAACTACAAAGTTGAATGGCGGATTGCATGGCAAGATTTGAAGTCATGCCTTGAAGCTGGTAGGTAGGAGCGAGCCGGAGTGAACATTGATAAGCCCATGAAACAAGGTGCAAAGTTTTATACTCAACAGGCAAAGCCAAGGCGGACGTTGATAAGAGCAAAGCCAAACCTGTGAGAAGCGGTTTCATCTCCTTAATTCTCTATTGATAACGTCACCAAGATTATTGACGGCAATCGTCATGTCTTTAATAGCAACATTCGTTGCACTCATTATCGACATCAACTCAGAGTTTGATGTCTTCATATATTGTCGTAACTCTTCATCGTTTTTCGCATCAGCGGCTAAATAAAGCTTTCTTTCTTCCATCATCATGCTGTCTTTCTTTTCGGCATCAGCTCGCAATTGCTGCTTTTCTTTATCGTGCTGCTTGAGAATAAAAATAATTAACCAAGCAAAGAAAATTAAGGCACTCGCAGAAGTTCCTAATTCTTGGACTACGTCAATTATTCCTGTCGCTTCTGCTGGCATTGCTCGGCCTTGTTAATCATTTCAAAACAGTGCAAGGAGGCTTGCACCAATTATATCCCTAATTCGTTGTTATGTTTCCGAATCGATGCCCATTACTCAGGATTCATCTCTGCGTTCTGTTCTGCCAGAAACGTCTGATAGTTCGCCTTTACTGCATCCGTCATCACTGCATTGAATTGCGCCAGAACGGTTGCATCCGTTATTCCTGAAGTATCTGCATCTGGTTGCAGGACGTAACGATGAAACGATGAAGAAATTTCCTGTCCATCTTCAAGGATCTGGTGGCGTTCTCGGATTTGAATGCAGTAATGATCCTGCACTTTTACTGTTTCCGCTTTGTCAATGATAGTGTTTTTAGTAAGCATTTTAAATTCTGTAGGTGAAGTTAAAGAAAAAAAATGAGGTGTCTGATACCATTGTGTCTGTTATAGCAAACCTGTTTCCGCTAGTATTTGCATAATATCCATAAATTTCTAAATAATCTTGTCCATTTACAGCCTCAACTAAATAATACGTAGTCGCACCAGAATTAACTCTGCCTGCTCCAATGGAACCCACAATATTTATTGAATCACTAGTAACATTGAACGGTAAATTCACCAATCGTACACTTCCGCTACTACTTCCTTTATCTGATAAATTAACCTTTCCTAAAACATGAACTGTATTTCCAATTCTTTGATACCTCCCAGCTTTGGTTGACGAAACTCCAGTATTACCACCAGAAAATTCAAAGTCTGGAGTGAAACTACCTTCTTCATAATGGCTAAGAATTTCACCACCTGCATCAGGATTGCTTGTACCTGTTTGATTACTAAAATCGATTCCTTTTCCTGCCGAACCGATTTTAAGATCCCCATTTTCAATGGTCACATCCCCATTGGTATCAATCGTCAGTGCTGTGCTGCTGGCGTTATCGTCAATGCCTGTCGAAGTAAACGTAGTAAATGTGCCTGCTGCAGCAGTAGTGCCTCCAATCGTTGTTCCGTCAATTGTACCCCCATCAATGTTGACTGAATCAGACGCTTGAGTTGCTATGCTGCCAAGTCCAAGATTGCTTCTAGTCGTTGAATCATCAGAGACATTAAGAGAACCCGTGACGCTGATATTTCCGCCAGTATTCAACTGTGCGCTAGTGGAAACCGTGCTTGCGGTTAGCGTCAGGCTGGAACCATTGTAATTCTGGAGTTCGTTGACTTTTAGAAGACTCATATCAATTCCACAAATTCAAAGTTGTAATCATATAACTGACTGCCAGGATAAGAATACGCAATAGAAGCTGGCTCAAAGAAACTTCCGAATACTGCCGTATTGGTTTGGTAGCCCAAAATCTGAGCAGCAACAGGTTGCATTCGTAAGCCTGAAAAGACTTTGGTTGCCGTGTCTCTTTCAGATTCTAAGACTTGCACGGAACCGCTAAATCTTCTGCGAATCTCGCCCAATCGAAAGACTAGCCCACTGTCTCTTTCTTGTCTGATTCCAAAGCTGTCACGGCTTATCGACATCCCTACGTTTGGATTGTAGGTTTCCAGCACTTTTCCGGCTCGAATGGTGTTGACGATTAGCGGCAACTTCATAGAAGAAACCGTAAAGTTCGCGCCACCATTTCCGGTCAGTTGTAAATCTTCACCTCCGGTTCCGTCCCCAGTAATCCGGTTGATTTGCTCGGTAAAAACCCCATCGCTGACGAAGGTTCCAAGTTTTATCTGTGGATAATCTTCTAAATAAATATTTGAGCTGCTGGCTTGTAATCTTCCTAGTTGTCCACTGCTGGCTGTCACCCAACCGTCAAGCGTTCCTTTGACGTCCGTTGAATTGGTCAATGCAATCTCAACCGTGTTTGTTGTGGCTGGACACGCAACAAAAACCGAATCATTCCAATGGGTTTTCTCATTAAGCAAATATTGCTCGCTGAGTGTGTAAGTGTTTGAGTAAGTCTCTGTGGAAAGAGTGCTTGCACCTGAATCTTTGAATGTGACTGTTACCGATTCTGCCAAGTAAGAGAAGAAAATGGCTTCTGCACCTGGGCAAGTCACCGTCACCGTTGCCGTTGCCGCATCAGCAATGTACGGCTGCTTTGGATAATTATTTTCGACTTTGGCGATTGCGTAATCACTGGCTAACTGAGTCGCTGAACTGGTAACGCTAGTGATTAGATTTGTGTAAATAATTTTCATTCTTTTCTTACAAAGTCGATTTCAGTAGGTCCGCTTATCGTGGTTTCTTCTGCGTCAAAGCTATAAATGATTGACGTTATGGTAATCGTGGCCTTGATGCTTTGCTTTTCGTCAATGCAGATAATTCGATAACCAAGTAAATAATTATCTTTAATGCCAAAGATTCTTGCAGTACAGATTGGCGCGGATTCGCTGATTAAAATGGCTCGTAAATACTCAATGACTTTTTCTTCAATCGTGCTGAGTGCGTCATAGCTTTGTTCTTCCCCATAGCCTAGGTTAGGAACTTCAACGTATTTTGTTTCTTGTGCGAGTGTTACTGAGTCTGGGTAAGGCGTATTAAATTCATATTCTGAAAAAACTTTTTTAATCGGAAACGCTGGCGCTAATTGCAATTGAAGCAATTCTGGCGTTCTCACCGTTGCGGCTGCCACACCGGATTGAATCCGGTTAATGACTCTGAGCGTTGTGCCGCTGATTTGTAATAATAAATTCGCAGCCTTGGCAGTATCTGCGGCAAAATCAATCAGTGGCTCGTTGCGTGTGGTTGCTTGTGCCATTAGGGACTATAGATTTCAACTTCTGAGGCTGTCGTTGCTACGGTTAGCGAGCGCACCGTCAACTGTCCGTTTGTGTCAATCTCAACCGTTACGCTGAGTCGAACCTCAACAGGCGAGTCGTTCACCTGCTCATCGCTGATCGTCGTATCAGTGTTGTAATTCACTCCAGCCATCAGGCATAGCTCGTGTCTAGAGTTAGACTTAATTCAGTCGCAACGTGATTGTAAAAACTTGCCAGCGTTGAACCTCGGTTGCTGATACCTGAAATCGACAGCACACCTCCAGTAGTGGCAGAGTTCAGCTTAATCACCGTGGAGGTTGGGGCAACGCCTGAACCTCCTGAACCGTTCCAAAATTCTGAACTGCTTGAATCCGTCGAATAAATCAAAACGCCATCCTCGCGGATTTCGATTGGGTAGCTGGAATTATTTGTCTGCAAGTCTGGGTTAGCAACTTCGTCGTCTCGTTTCTTAATCACAGGCGTGACGTTCTTGACGATTCCCCAAGAAAACGGAATCCGCAACGGCACACCAACTCGGTGCGTGTTTCCGTCACTCGTAAAACTGCCGGTTGTGCCAAAGCCAGAAGTCACCGGAATAAAATTTTGATCCTGCAAGGTAAACGTATTGGTTCCGGTTCTTACTACATAGTAGTAATTGTCAACCGCAACACCTTGATATTCTAGCAGTTCACCGTAGCTGTCCATCTGCTCAAAAATCACAACTGTTCCGGTCACAAATCCATGATTCAAAGCCGTGATCGAAACCGGTGTTCCTGCGCCTGAACTAATCACAGCTTCCACAAAAGCAAAATTTTCAGTAAGCGTAAAAGGTCGCGCACCTTTGGTAAACTCGGTGTCTGTCAGAGCAAACGTCAATTCGGTATCGGTGACGGTTTGCAGAAAGATATTGCCAGAAAATAAATCACTTCCAGCTTCCCCCCACTTCAGACTTGTTGCATAAAGCCCAGGTGCGGTGAGTAAATCTTCATATCTCTGCAAGGCGAATGGATGGCTTGCGTTAAGGTAGTCATTCGTCAGAGTAAGATTACCGAACTTCACACCAATCTTGCCACTGTCCTCAACTTGCCCCAACTCCAAGCTCGGCATTCTTTTCACAAAAGGTTGGTAAAAGTTCTGACCAGCAAAGCCGCGCAGACTTCCTCGGTAGGCTGTGCCGTCAACGGTAATCGTTGCAAGTAAATGGCTCATCAGATGTACCTAGCCGGTAGAAACTTGTCGCCTTGCCTTCTCGTTCTTTCGCGCAGCTCGCTTCTGAACTCTTCAATGCTGGCTTTGGTCTGGCCTTGCATATCGGTATAAACGTTGACTTCCGTGTCATTCTCTTTGACGGCAACAATCAATTCTGCCAACAGTCTTTTCACCTCTGGGTCACTCGTTGCGTTCAAGGCTGCGGTGTCGCCTGAATTTAGACGATTCAGGTTTGAAACTCCGTAACGTCTGACGGTTTCTGGGGATAAAATATATTCGCCTGGTGAAAGCATTGCTGGGATCGTGTCGAGTGGGTCTACAAGTCCACCTCGTCTGAAGCCGTATTTTATTTGGTCAATAACGGTTCCGGCTTGTTGCTCATAAATGGCTTGTGGAATATCCACTGAAGGATAAAACGCAACCGTTTTGACATTGCTTCCGATTTGTCCGTAAGTAACCCCAAAAACAAAATCAGCAACATCCAATTCTGAATTTGATTTGATGGCGTTTACTAAAGCCGCTGCGATGTCTCCAATTGAATTATCCCCATAGGCAAAGGCATAGTCTCCGGTCATCTGAACGTCACCAGAGAAGTTTCCAGCATTTCCGCCAACCGCTAACTGTTCCAGTAAAGTCCCCATCACTGGTGCTGGTGTGACAGGTGTGACGGTTCCGGTTTGGTTGAATGTGTCTAGCGCAGTTTTGGAAGCATCCATTGTTTGGATGAATGCCGTGATGGTGTTGGCAATCGTCAGATTTAAATCGTTGATTGCGCCAGTAAAACCAGAAGAATCAAAAGTGGTGTCGATAGTTCCCAAATCTACAGAAATGACGCCAGAGTAAGCATAGGACTGATTCGCAAACACAGTTCCCAATCTGTCAAGTTCTTGGATCAGTGTTGTCAGGCTAGTTCCGAATTCGGTTTCTAGGCTTTCGAGTTCGTCTTTGATGTTTTCAATTAACTTCACCGGAGCAGATTGCCCATACGCAAGACCGAGTTGTTGCAAGTCAACTAGCACTTGATCAAAGATTTGCCGATAGGCCGTGGAAGACTTAAATACGTCTCGCGCACCTCGAAGGTAAGTATCTACAAAGCCTTGAAACGCTTTGACGTCTTCTTCTGTCGCCTCTGGGTCTAGTGCTGCGGCAAACAAATCTCCATAAGTTTCTGTTGCCATTTCGAGCGAGTCACTTGCTGGCGCTAAATTAAAATCACTAAATAACAAATCGTTGATTTGCGTATTCAGTCCGTCAATGATTTCGGAAATGTCTCGAAGTCCTTTTTCAAAATCCTTGAAGACGTCGATCAGTGCGCTTTGCAGATTATTTTGGTTTTGAAGGTTCAGTTCTCGCTCGCGTTCTTCGTTGAGTTTTTGCAGTTCCTCCTTTTGTTTATTCATCAGCGTCAACGCTAGCCTTTCTGCATTCTGAATCGCATTCAACGCCTTCAGTCTTTCTTCGTCTGTTTTGATCGTGGCTGCGGTTATTTTTTGCTGTAGCAGTAATGCTTGCGTTTCTCGGTATCTGAATTCGATTTGTTCTTCTGCGGTTAAATTAGAAAAGTTGATTAAATCAATTTGAGATTTCAAACCCTCGGACACTCCACCAACCTCCTTCTGCACCTGCTCGCTGACTTCTACGAAATAAGCCGTATTGAGCTGATCCAGAATAATTCCTTTTGCAATTTCAGCATTTGCCAGCATGGTCTGTTTAGCACTGTCTGAAATATCTGCGCTTGTTCTAACGTCATAACTGAACTGAGCAAAATCAGATAAAATATCGGCTCTGGCTTGGTCAATGCCGGTGGACATTGCTGTGCTAAGAAAATCGCTCAATATTTCAGACGTTACCTGAAGCCCAGGTGTATAAACGATTTGACCATCCACCACTTTGATCTCTGGCGCGAAGTTAAAGCCGCTTCCTAGCGTTGCCAGTGATTGAAAAAAAGCGAGTTGCATTGCGTCATTTTGAGCCGAGGTGTTGAACTCTTGGTTATAAGTGTTCACACCCAATCCGCCTCCACTCAGATCAAAAGCGAGTTGATTGATCCCTCTGGTGAAGGTTCCATTGAATAAATTGATTTGATTGCCTAAATCAGAAATCGAGTTGTCTACGCTGTCGAGTAACGCCCCAATCAGCTTATTAATCGAACTGATTAAATCGCCTAAAATGTCAATCAGTGGGTCAATCGTTTCAAAAAGAAGTTCAAAGCTTGAGTCGATGGCAGCCGCTACTTTTTCGTTGCTGAGAATCAGCTTGGCTGCGGCTTCTTCAACCGTTTTCGATTGGGCAATATTGGTTGCGCGGCTGGCATTTGGTCCTGCGCCTGAAATGCCGGAAACGATGGCGTCAGCAGTTCTCTCTGCTTCTTCGCTTAGTTGTCCTTGAAGTAAAAGCTGAGTTCTTAGTTGTTCGGTTGCTTCCTCAAGGTAAGTTAGTTCTCTGGCTTTTGGGAAAAGGCTTGCTTCGTAGAGGTCATTCTTTTGCTGAGTCAAAGCGTTGATTTCAGTGACTCGCTCAAATTCTTCTTCTAAGCCTTGCGTGAATCGGTTCTGTTGGTCTTCGGTCAGTTGACCAAGTTCTGTTCTGATTCGGAATTGTTCTTCCAATTGCTTGGTGAACTCTTCTTGTTGCGCTTCTGAAATCTGGCCTGTGAAATCGGTATATTCAATTTTTTCTAATTCTTCGATTTTCTCTTTCAACTTTTCGACAGAGGAAGCGGCATTGGCTGCCTCTAAGTCTACGTCTGCAAGTTGTTCCTCAGTCTTAATAAATGTTCCAGAATCAATCTGTTGCTGAATTCCTCGGAATTCTGCCGCAACGCCTTGCAAGGCTTCTTTGTATTGTGTGGCTAAGTCCGCACTTCTTCGGTAATTGTCAGCAAGTTGAAAAGCGGAATCACGTTCAAACTCCAAAGCGGATTCTTGCGCCTCGGTTGAGGTTGCGATTGGTGCAACGTCTCCGTCCATCCCAATGGCATTTGCTGCGCTGTTATAGTAGCCAATGATTTTGTTGATTTGATTGATGAAGAAGTTGTCCACCTTCTCAAAGAAGGCAAACATATTGGCAATCATACCAACAAAGAAATCTCTAACGTGCAGAGTGAGGCGTTCAATCTGAAGAGCCGCATTTTGGACTTCGTACTGAGCGGCTACCGAAAGAAATCCAAAGCCAGCCTGAATGTAGTTAATGGTTGTGACAATCGGGTTGGACTCGCCACCCGTAAACATGCTAAATGCGTCACGCAATGGCTTAGTCAAGTTAATGGCAAACTGCTTGAGCTTGTCAAAGGCAATTCCAAGGATCTTGATGCCTTCAGCAAAATCTCGAACAATTCCGTCAGACTTGTCGAATTCACCAGCTAGGTCTGTCATGACCTGCGCGGTTCCGCTAAAGATTCCGGTTGACTCTTCCACCTTGCCAATCAGAACCGTAAAGCTGTTGCTGATTCGAGTCAGTGAAGTCGCAATCGTATCTTGTGCTGCACCAAACTGCTCATTGATCGCATCAGCAGAGCCAAGGATTGCGTCCTTGAATAACTGATTCGTCAGGTTGCCATCGGTCACAAACTTCTTCAGACTTCCAGCCGTCAACCCAAGTTGCTTTTCGACTTCCTTCAATAAGTTCGGCATTCCGTCAATCAACGAATTGAATTCTTCCGCCTGAACTTTTGGCGAGTTTAAGGCTTGCGCGAGTTGCAGCAAGGCTCCTGAAGCTTCTGTGCTACTGGTTCCGGCTGCGGCTAAAGACTTGGCAACGATTTCGGTGATGCGGATAGTTTCGGCTTGGCTGGAACCTAACTGGTCAGCAGCAACACGAAGGCGAGCATAAAGCTTGGTGGTGTCCTCAATTGCGGTTCCGGTAGTCTGTGCCACTCGATACAACTCTTTCTGAACCGCTGCGGCTTCAGCGGCTGAATTCGTTGCAATGCGGATTTGGTTGGCAAAATTTGTAAACGTATCGGCAGCTTGAGCAATCTGCTGAACGCTGATGGCAGCCACTAAAGCAGAAGCAGCATTCTTGGCAGACCGAAAGGCGGATTCCATTTTTCTGGTCGAGTTCGCCACTCGGTCCATTGCAGAAGACGATTTTTTCAGTTCGCCTTCAAGTTTGCCTAAACGATTAACAGCTTCACGAATCTCTAATTCAATTTCAATGGTAGATGCTGCGTTTGCCATTATCGCTTTCTTCGTGGTCTTGGGGAAGGTCGAGCGGTTGAAGACTTCTTTTTCTGCAAGTCTCGTTTGCGCTCGTTCTCTTTCTTTCTGTGGCTGGTGACTTCTCGGTCAATCGTCACTAAAGCCGAATAGACTTCAACCGTGTTGATTTCGGCACGTTTCAGATAGCAATCAATGGCTTCTTCTCGCAAGTAGCCAATATCAAAGCCTAAGTCTCGTCCGGTTGTGTCTAAATCTTTGAACGCCTGAACCGCTGCCAGGTTGCGCTCGGTCAGCGTCAAGTTGTTTGGGCAAACAGCACAAGGTGGCTCTTCGTCTTCGTTCCAGACATTCTCCGCTGATTTGCAACACCAAACGGTTTGGTATCGGTCGCCTTCCTGAATTCCATGCTCTTGGGAATCACCTAAATAAACCGCCTTTTCAAACAGTAAATCTAGGTAACTTCTTAATTTCCCTCTTCGTCATCAACTCGCGCCTGGGCCAAACGCATCAGTTTCAAGCTGACATGCGTTGCCATTTTGTTCAAAGCTGCGTCTTCTCCAACAAACAATTGCTTGTTGGTATCATCACAAGGCTCGTCAAATGACCAGGACTGCACACAAGGCACAAAAAGCTTTCGAGCAAACGTGAGCGAATCAATCGATTGCTTGCCTTTTTGTGTCTTGGTGGCTGCGTTCAATGCCTCAGTCAGTAAACGCTGATGAGGCAAAACGCATTTGAAAGTAGCTTCTAAATCCAGCTCGTCATCGCTGAAATCAATCGTGACTTCATTGGCTTGCTGGACGTCAAAAATCGAAGGCATAAATTATTATTTATAAATGAGTGAAAATGCGGCTGCGTCTGTGGAACTTGAGCCTTGCGTGAGAGCAAAGTCCACTGAAGCGGCTGCGGCTCCATCCTGCTCTGCTCCGGTGATCGAAACGCGAGCAGAAGGAATGATGATTTGCACAATGCTTCCTGCGGTGTCGCCTACTTGAACCCCAATCGCGATTTGCTCCAGCCTTGCAAACTGCTCGAATCTGTATGCTTGCGCTGGCCTCATGACGAAATCGAAAGAGCCAGTGACGGTAATCTCGTTACTTACATAACTGGCTGCCGGAAACTTGGAACCAGTCATTTCTGCAAGGCCAGGATCACCAAGTCCTTTGCTAACACTCATGCTGAAACCAGTTGCAAGGAACTCATTCGCTGACGCAATCAAGCTTCCGGCTGCGGTGTTTTGTGCTGCCAAGTAAACTTGCGCGGCACTGGTGGCGATTGGCTCAAAGGTCGAAAGCGTAGCGGCTGGCAAGTGAGGCACTAAGTAGTCCGTTGCGTCAATGCTGAAAGAGTCTCCAGAAGCGGCCTGAACTCCAACCGTTGCACCTGTTGTGGAAGGCGAGCTAATGGTTGCGGCTCCGCCAGTGTTTACCTGAGCGTCAGCACTGTCAAAAATGTCCACTTGCTGACCAGCGAAAAAGTAATCGGCAGCTACTGCGTTTGTGGCAGGATCAAGCGTAACCGTAGCGGCTGAAGAGTCCGTGACACTAACGGAAGTTCCGGTTGCGTTCACTGGGCCAGAGTAGCGGATTCTTGAGGCTCGGCAGTTCGCGTTCATGGTGAAAACACCATCTCGCGTAATGTCTACAGAAAAACCTTCAACCACGGTTCCGTTGCTGACATACAATTTATAGGTGTCCACCAGTTGCGCCACCTGAAACGTATCGCTGACTCGGCTGAAACTGTAAGTATTTGAAACACCTGAAGAAGTGGTCAGTGTGCCAAACACCTTTTGCAACAGTGTCGATTCGGCTGGTGCGGTTCCGGCTGAACCGGAAGGCTTGACAAGAAAAGGAATGTCAAAGGTTGCTCTTTCAGCATAATTTACAAAACTTCGATTTTGTAAAAGCCTTGTGCCAACCTCTGAAATATCGCTTGTGTTGAACGTCTGACTTAGCCCCAAAGGTTCAGTGGTTGTGAAGCCGTCACCAGCAGAAACGGCAACATAACTTCCTGCTGTGGTTTCATCAGTAATGTACGGTTGAGAACTTCTTAACCGTAGGTAACGATCTGGAATTGCCATTATGTCTCCTTATTATTCGACATCGTTTTCAGTTGTACGGTAAAGAATCTCATACCGTAGCGTGGCTATGAAAAACTCACTTTCGGCAGACGCTTGCCGGATCTGCGTATCAGTGATGCGAGAATCTATTGCCAAATTATTCAGCGTTTGATCGTTCGCCATTGCTTCCTCGACTTCAACCGTGATGGTGTCTAGTGTGCTTTCTGCGGTGTTTCCTTTCGCTACTGCTTCAATCACTAGGTCAAGGTTTCTCTGCTGACGGTTTTGAATGCCAATCTCTAATCTCTCAACCGTTTCTGAATTCGCATAAATCAGCAGACCAGGAACACTGCTGGTCGCGATTGGATAAGTTCTTGACTGAAAGACATTGCTTCCAGTGGTTGAGAGTCCGGTTAGAACCGTTGCCACTCTGGATTTAATCTGCGCTCGCTTATGCGCCATTACACACCCAACATGATTTGCGTCATGCCGGTTCCATCCGGTTGAATGCCTCGAACTGTATAGCTGACTGCGCTAATCGTTAGCGAATCGCCATGAGCCAAGCCGCTAACGTCTGCGGTTCTGGCTAATAGTGTTGGCTCTGTGCTTTCCACTTCGCTTTCGTCCAAATCAACAGCCAAAAAATCATTGTCAAAAATGCCAGTGAATGTGCTTGCGTCCGCCTTCGTCACAGTCGTTCCGTAGTCTGCGAGCATTGCGCTTCTGTCCGCTGCGGTTTCAACGCTCATTTGGTTTTAGGCTTTCGAGCGGTTTTGGTCGTTCGAGTGGTCACAGGTGGAGCCTCAGATTGATCTAAGCCTTTGGCCCGATTCTCATAGGTAATTGCTTTGCCCATGTTGATTAATTGATTAGCTTCGGTTGGGTCAACGCTAATCACTTGGCCCACTCGAACAGGCCCACCGTTTGCCACTGTGCCTCTGATGATTTGAATCTTCATTGGAATATCCTTTGAAGCCGTTCGTTGTAAACAATCACTCTTTCTGGATTCTGCATTAGGTTCCTTGCCTCAACCCACTTGCCTTGCTGATCCTCTTGGACTCTGGTTGGTCGTTTATCTAGATCCCACTGATGCCAGTATCTGCGAGGGCCTGTGTAGAAATCCACTCCACAAATGTGTATTTCTGAGTAACCGAAAAAGTCTGCGGTCCATAAGGCTTCAGGTCCGCTGAGTCTGATGAATGGGACAATGCCACCGTGAATATCGTGTTGTCTTAAATTCTTTGGGTCGTGGTGGATAATCGCTGGCGTATCGTACTCTTTAAGGTGCGCTACCATCCGCACGTCATGCGCGTAGCACCAGGCGAGTTCCCCCAAAAAAAGCAAACCGTGATTATTAACGCTTGCTAAATCGTAATCTCTGGAACCTATCCGCGCCTTCGCTTTCGCTAGGTCTGAAGGCGCAGAAGGTCCACCACACAAGAGAATACAAGGTCGAGCAGCACCCCAACCTTGCAACTCATCTAGCTGATACACTCAGGAAACAGTGACGTCCTGAGCTGCTGCGAAAGACTCAGCGTGAGCCACCGCAATGTCGCAGTCCTGGTAGAAATACAGATTTGTTGTGGCTGTACCTGCGCTGCCATACGGATCTACAAGAACGTCCAAGGCACTGAAGAAGCCAATGTACAGATCGCTAAAGTTCCCGAACAACAGAGCGTACGGTGAACTTGACGGTGCTTGGGTGGTTTGAACAACCGGATAACCAAGCATCGAATCTGGTGTTGGCATAATCATCCGCGAGTCCGTGCTGGAAGCAACCAGTGTCTGCATGAGTTTTCCAACTACTGCCGGATGTGTGACCCACCGGAGATTTCCAAGCAGAGCGTTGTCCTGAGAAACCTCGGTCATGATGTCAACGACATTTCCGTAGGTTAAGTTCGCGTTTCCGCTGGTTCCGCCAGATTCAACGTCCCCAATTCCAGAAGTTCCAAGAATTCCGGTTGGCTCGTTTGATCCGCCACCTTTGAGTGCCACGTTGTCGATTTTGGCTGCGAAGATTCTCACCATGTTGTTACGGATGAGCTGTTCCACACTTGGATCCGATTGGATCATCAACTCGCGAGTCACGCTGACTTTGTTTGCCAAAAGCTTTGGCGTCATGGTCACTTGAGCAAAGTCTGGCTCACTGTTTCCAACACTTCCACCTTCCGCAATGAAAGCCGCTGCGGTGCTTGTGCTGATTTTGGGAATCGCGACATTTCCTTGCAGACCATTCAGCACGGTTGCGCCAACTTGTCCAAGGATTGAGGTCGAAATCAGTGCATCAATGAAGCGATCACCTCGGTAATCTTCCGGCACGATGTTCGCGCCAGCGCCAAAGGTTGCGCCTGTTGCCGTGCTAACCGTTCGGGTCTGCCAGCCGAAATCTGGAACAAAGAATCCTTTCGGTTGTCTGGATTGCTTCTTTGCCAGTTCTTTAGAAACTTCGAGTTCAAATCCGGCCTTGCTCCAATCTTTTGCATCTGCGGCTTGAATCGCTCTTACCAAGCTATAGTTGCGCTTCTCTTTGGGGCTTGCGTCCACTGAAAAGTCCATGGGCTTGGAAGTCTTCTTCTCCAGCAGCATGGCTTGGAATTCAGCCAGTGACTTTTCTTCCTGGAGTGCGCGAAACGCTAGGTCATATTCGTCATGCCGCTTGCCAAGTTCGAGAATCTGGCTGGATTGGTTGCGGTATTCTTTCAACTGGTCTTCTTGCCGTACTTGAACTTCCGGCTCTTTAACTACTTCAGCTTGCATAGGTTCTCCTTTGATTGCTGAGTTGTTATCATCACCGGAAGCTTCCGGCTTGTATGCTCTGCCCACTCCGACAGTAGAGTCAGCAGGTATGGAAACCATTGAAACTTCCAATGGCTTAAATTGGTGAACTCTATAGAGAGGCTTGTCCTTATAACCATTCTCGTCTTTGTTCATGCCTTGGATTTGGTAGCCAATCGAAACGTTGCCTCGAATGCCGTCCACTACGTCACGGTAAACTTCTTCGGCAAGTGCGGACTTGGAAAACCTCACTTGCGCTCGCAGTTTGTCTTTATCCATATAGGCTCTTTCGACAACTCCAATTTGCTGTCTGGCGTCATGGTCAAGCAGAAGCGGTGCTTTGCCTGAAGACATAAACTCCATGTCTACACTTCCGGCATTGTGTTCCAGCACTTCGTACCCAAATTCTCTTTCAACCGGATTCGTTGAAGATATGCTCATCATCACTCGACGGTCGTGTTCTTCGTCCATCATCCGCACTGAACCCATGCGGTATTGCGTTTGAACTGGTAAGTCTCTCGTTTCGACTTCTTCCGGTTGTTCTCTTTCTTCCGGTTCTTCTGTC